GCATATCGAGGAGCTCGGTCATCTCAATGTCATGGATCTTAGCCACCATGGCCATGGCGTCTTTGCGCGAGGGACAAGCCCCCAGCTGGCCTTCGATCTCTAGGGCCACGGCTGCGCCTTTAGCCTTTAGGATGTCGCCCTTGAGCTGGTGGAAGGACTTGGTGGACAGAGACTTGGCACTTAGATCAAAGAGACTGTCCTGGTTCATTGGCACGCCGACAATCGAGACTTCAAACAGCTCGGCCTTGCTGATCTGGCGCACGTCCTTGCCGTCGATTTGGATCATGTCGCTTTGCTTCGGGTTAAAGCCCACCGAGAAAGCCTTGAGGATGCGTTCTTCTACCAGGTCCCTGACCATCTTGATGCCTGGGGCTTGGCTGTTGGACAGCTTCACCTTGAGGAATAAACCCTGGTCTGTTTGCTTGATCTCAGTAGCCTTGCCTACAGGTGTACCACCGAGGCTATCCATCCCGTGATTAAACAAGATAATTGGGTTACGTTTGAAATTATCTAACTCCCAAGCATCCGTAGTAATGATCTCATCACCTCGGTCAATCGTCGCTTTGTTGGCAAACCCTTCGATGAATACGCCGCCACTTGCTTCCTTGACGGCAAAGGCTTCCGCGCAAGATTTCTTCTTGAGATTCAGGTCAACGCGCTTCGTGCTCATTTAGGGATCTCCAGTGTTTCCCCTGGGGGAATGATAAGTAGCGTGCAACGACAGTTGATTACCTCCGCAGGATCAAGTGCCTCGGTGTCTCTAGGGTAATTAAGACCATTGGAAAATTGCTCTTCTGTAGGTATCGTGTCACCGTTTAGTTCCGCGTGACTATCTCTGACTCTGTTATCACCTGCGGTTAACCAAACTTTCTTTAGTCCAGGTATCACTTCCTTAGCGTTTTTCATCGCCGCTGCTTGGCCAATCGAAACCGCTGTGAGTGTCTCGGTGCGTGCAATCGTCTCGGCCTTGCCAGTCAGCTGGCCAGGAGTGCCTAAAGCCCTAGCTACACTCCTGATGGTATCGGTTATGGAGTCGCCACGGCTTACACTAGAGACGATCTCGCGCATGATACGCTCGGTATGAGTCTTGCTGATCTGGTCAAAGGACTCTAGCCCGCGAGCACTGAGTATCAACCGCCGCTTTTCCGCGTCTCTGGCCTTGAGAGCCTCGATAGCTAGGCGGTCTTTCTCGTTTAGAACGACGCGCAGCTGTTGGTCGTAGCCTAAGTCTACGCTTTTTTTGAGAGTCTTCTCTATCTGGGCTTGCCACTCTTCTTCAAACTCGCTGGCTAGCTCGCGCTCGATCTTGCGTGCCAGCTTGTCATCTTCGGGCAAAGCCTTGGTGCTAGGTGCCGCCAGGGATTTGTTGGACGCCAAGATCACGTCGATAGCGGTAGAAGTCATGTCCACCAAGAGCTTCACGGCGGCTTGCCCGAGCTCGCCGATGGTGCTGCTGGCCTCGTCGTCTAGCTGCTTGGTGACCTGGGCCCTAAACTCTTCGATGGCTGGCGTGAAGGTGATCTTAGAGCTCGGTGCCAGGAGCTTCTGGGCATCGGCGGCTGGCGGCATAGCGGCCCCAGCTGGCGTACCAAAGGCAGGTGCAGCCTTCTGCACCAGGACATAAGGATCGTCTGAGCCTACTACCGTCGAGGCATCGTGCTGCCATACCAGCTGGCGTACCTCGTTGACCGTGAGCCCCGAGGCTAGCATCCTCTCCGCAGTCTCAGCCTTCTTCTTTAGGTCGTCCTTTAGAGACTCGATCTCCGAGATGTCGAACTGAAAGAAAGCATCCGGGCCAAGCTGCTCTTGAAAGAACTTGGTCAGCGAGCCCGAGATGAACTTCATCCCCGGCTTTAGGGTCGCTTCCCAGAAGTTTCTGATGGCAATCTTGTACTCTTCTGAGCCGAGAGATCCGGCGCTTTGCAGGCTGAGCTCGTGCTTAGGAACTTTAAGTAGCCCACAAATGGTCTCTCGGTTCTTTTCGATATGCTCCAGGAGCTTCTGGTCGCTGAGCGAATGGGTCAGGGTCGTTGCCGTGACACCCTTGGGCAAGATCAGCGTGCGCCGCTGGTTCTTTCTGCCCTGATACGCCACCTCGAAGCTGCGTAATTGACGCAAAGCCACATCTTCGTTAACAGTGCGGTCGAGTGATAACGCTAGGCCGGGGGTAGCTTGCTTAAGGTAGAAGGCGTTGAGGTACTCGGACGAGTAGCGGTTAAAGGCTATCGATCGATTGCCTGGGATGAAGGGCGATAGGCCCCAAAGAAGACTCGACGGGTTCGGCCTGCGGACGTGGCAGATCGTCTTCTTGTCGAAGATCTGCTTTTTGACCATGTTCCTAAGCCCAGAGTCTTCGGAATAGGTAGACATCGAGTAGGTAGCCAGCTGCCCCTTTTCATCAAACTGCAAGTCCACCGTCTCCGAGGGCAGCGTGATAAGCTGCCCGCTTCTTGGTGCGCTCCAGATCACCGCGTTGCCCATAAGGAATAGCTCGACGGCGGTGTTATACATCCACTGCGAGTAGTCCTGCCACTCATTGGGCTGCTCTAGGAGACTAGTCAGGGGGTGATCGGCCACAACCTCGATAGACTGGTCTTTGCCCTTACCCACCGTGGTCATGACTTGCAGCGCCTGCGAGCTGATCTTAGCGGCAATCAAGTCGATGATGATGAATACCCAGTCTTCAGAGAAGAACAGGGATTTTAGCGTCATGTTATCTAGGCGAGCGTTGTTTTCGATTGCCCACAGCTCGTTGCCAGAGTTGTTGTTATTGTCCCAGGATTTTTCAACGTGGTCGCCGAGCTCGCGCACAAAATGCGGGCTGATCTTAGGTACTATTTGTTTACTGCTCATAGATCCTCATCTGAAGCCAAGTCGGCATACCACTTATCAACAGATAGCTTGGACTTCGGCAGATCTTCAAGAAAATGTAGTCTAAACTCGGTTGAGTATTCTTGCGCTGCACAGTTGGCGAGCATCATGCTAGAGACGATATCATCGTGCAAGCCGGTCGGTGCCGAGTAGCGAGCATTCCCCAGGTCGTTGGTCACTACTGAATAGCTTTCCAGCTCGCCTATCATCTCGGGCCAGTTGGGTAGGGTGATTTCTCTAGTCTCGAATGCCATCATCAGCTGGTTTACCATCGCGGCTTTAGAAGGGTTGGTGAACACCACGCCTTCAAACGGTACGGTGAGCTGCGCCATCATGTCGTCTATGGCTTCGCCTACGCCCGTCTTATCATGCTTTATGTTAATGACCTTATTAAACTTCTTAATATACTTATAGAGTTCTCTTAACGCTTCAACGTAGCCGACGCCCGTGAAACGAAGAAAGCCCACCATCTCAGGTTTACCATGTGCTACCGTAAGTGCAGTGATTACAGTGTAGTCTTCTTTTTTTGCCCAATCTATCCCTAAGAACACATCAAGCTTCTCGGCATTAGGTGCTACCCAAAACTGGGTTGCGCCATACACATCGAGCCGATCACCTTGGATGCAGTCTCGAAAGCCAATGAACACTGATCCATCGTCGATAAATTCTGCACAGAAGAACTGTTTAAAGAGTCTGGCAGGTAAGGATCTGCGAGCCTCCTCGATCACTTCCTTGTCGATGAACGGGTTATCGGTCGTTGGCGCGGTGAGAAAGATCCTCTCGGGGTTCTTGCCGTTCTTGATCGCCCAGCGCATATGCTCTTTGGCTTCCATGCACTCGCGGTAGAACCAGTTCTTCCCCAGCGGGGTGGAGAAGTAGCCCTGCGGGCCCTTGGTGAATGTAACGGTGGTCTGCGCGGCGACTATGGCATCATATGAGCACTTGGCAGCTTCGTCGAAGATGTTGCCCGAGATACCAGCGCCTTCTAACGACTGCGGGCTTTTGCAGTGCCAGAATTGAAACTCGGTGCCGAGGTACGGGAGGTTGATGCGCATCGAGTTCTCCCTAAACTCGGTGTGGGGATGCGGTGGTAGGAGCTTGTCGAAGTATTCCATCCCGACTTTAGCTTGCTCATAGATCGGAGCGATCCACCTCCACTTAGTCCCAGGTTTGCCTAGTCCAGCTTGCGACTCGCAGACCGCTGCGCTTAAACTTTTCCCATACTTGGTCCCGCAGGCCACATAGATCTTGCGCAGACCAGGGATCTGAAACGCAGACATAATCAGCTGTTGTTTTTTAGAGTGGGCGCTTGGGGGATCGACGGTGATAGGTACGGGTTCTTTGTGCTCGTCGTCCCAATCAGTCACGGTCGCTCCAGTTCACTTTTCTTTCGTTCATCGTAGTCACGCTCGTACTTAGCGGCGATTGCTTCATTACTTAGAATAAGAGCATACGCTGTTGATAGGTGTAGCTCCCACAGCCCTTCGGCTTGGCCCAGACGTAGACAGATCGCACGAGCAATCTTTTCAGTTCGGTGCTCTATTGTCTGTTTAGTCACTCCTTCACCTCCTGCTCGTCCCCGTCTAAGTCCAGAGCTTCCTTCACTACGTCCTGCATCAGTGCCCCGTCGCCTCGTACCGTGGTCACATATTTGACCGGGGTGATCTCGACCTTGCGCTCCTCGACGACCTTGCCGATGCTGCGGTCCAGAAGGAAGGACAGCTTCGAAGCGTCCCCGTCCGCCGTGGCTTTGACGATGATCGATGCGACCATGATCTCCAGGTTGTTGGGCCCGCCAGCCACCAGCGGGGTTTTCAGCCAGGTGAGCATCTCCTCTCTATCCATCCTTGCCAGCTTTGATATGATCGTGCGGACGTAGGTAGGGGTGAGGTTCTTAATCGCCCGCATCTCAGGTGACTGCCTCGGCCTACCCGGCAGCCCGCTTGGGTTTCCCGACACTCCAGGCTTAAACACGTATTGCTTCTCCTTTGCTTACCATTACCAGTAGGGCGCACAAAAATAAGGCTCGCTCATGGCGAACTGGTAGCATCTTCTTTGAGAGTATCGGTTCCACCAGATATTGGTAAACCCTCAAGTGCTTTTTGCCCTCCGTCCAAGGCCCAGTAGAGTTCTGCCCAGGTCAAACCAGGGGCGCACTCTTTGTGTGGCGTCCTTCTATAGAACACTTCTATAGACGCCAAACAAAACTCGATGCGGTCGATTGGCCTAGTTTCCCGGATCAAATTGACTGCTACTTGATTCACCTAGCTACCTCCCTCTGATCCCCTGACAATTCATTTGTAACCCCCAGTTCTTTTTTGAAGAATGCTTGCCTCTCTGCGTCTTCTTCGAGCAGCTTGTTGATGGCTTTGCTCATGGTCAATCGTTCCTCCCAGCACAGCTGGGTCAGGTGCCGATAGGCTTCGCTGCTGACCACTGCCGAGACGTTGTGCCTCCCCTCTGGATTCTTCATACCACCTCCCTTTGTTCGTCCATCTTCTATACCTAGAACGGCTATATAGGAAAAGTTCTATTCTCCAGTCGTAAATCTGCACGACAGTAGAATTTACTGTCGTGTGCGCTTTCTAATGATTTCAACAGGTTGGGTATTTACGCGACAGTAGAATGTGGGTTGACCTTAGAGCTCTATACTCAGAAAATCTGTTATACAGATATATCTATATATATACCTATCTGTATACGTCCTATTTATACTTAGAGTAGAAGTTCATTTATAGAATTCTACTGTCTTACTGTCTTATAGAGCCTTTAACCATACGAATATACACATATATCTTTATACGACAGTACTACACGACAGTAGAATTCTACAGTCGTACTGTCTTAACTCATGGCCTGGACTTCTACCCCAAGCAGCCCTCGCACCTCTGAGCTTTTACCCCCAGCCTTGACGTACTGCTTGGTGGCCCGCTTGTTGTAAGGACGTGTCCCCCAGACTTCGCTTCTGAACATCCTCAACCGCCTGGCAAAGCGTTTGGAGTTGAGCGGCACGATGGACATCGAGATCATGCTGCTGCGGTAGGCTGCATAGAGATCCGAGATCGGGATGAAGTGCTCGGCGGTTTCTTGCTCGTTGTAGACGATCAAGTTCTCCTTTACCCAGAACAGTACCGAGTCGTTCTCCATCCGGTACTCATCGAGCGAGTCTTGGATCTTCTTAGACTGTGTGAAGCCTGCATTGGCCAGGGCACGGCGGTAGCCCCGCAGGGCTAGGTTCAAGATCCCAGGCAGCTCAGCATGGAGCCTCTTGGCCATATGCGGGTCATAGTCAGGTTGTCCCTTCTCAAATACCTGGTTGAAGGGGACGATCAGGAGCCTGCGATAAAAGCCGTGGGTGTTGTCTGGCGAGCTCGGCAGCTCGTTACAAGTCAAGATCAGCTTGGCGCTGTTGGAGATGTGATAGGGAGCTTTGTGGGGGACTCGCACCACGATCCTGCCGCCGACCACCAGGTTTTTAAACGTGTGGCTTTTTTGCAGAGCTTCGGGTGGCGTCTCTTCTGAGATGTTAAAGAGCTTCTTGTCGAGCTGGGACAGGTTGTAGTTCTCGTCCACTTTGGCCAGGTTGACCGTCGAGTAGTTGTCGTCTCCGGCCAGGGCTGCCAGCACCTCTAGGAAGGTGGACTTGCCGTTGCTGCCTTCTCCGGTCAGCACCAGAGCCTTCTGCGCCCAGCAGTCATCATTCGACAGCGCATACCCCATGTACTCTTCCAAAACGGCAGCCGTGTCTTTGTCTCCTCCGGTGACGAGTTCTGTCATTTTAGCGAACGCGGGAGCCACCGCGCTGGGGTCGTAGGCGTAGGGCAGCACGTGGCGAAAGGCTACGTCTGGGTCGTGCGGTCTAAACTCCATGGTGTCGATGTCTAAGTAGCCGTTTAGGAAGTTCATTTTCCGCCTAAGCGACATCTCCCACCACTCGACTGGGACGATGCTATCGACTTCAACGCGCCGCCTGAACTCTTCCATCGATTTGCAAGTCGGCTTTGGGTCAAACTTTTCTCTGGCGAAAGCCTCTAGGCTGGCTTTCTCGATTTGTACGTAGTGGGTATCTTTCCAGACGTAGACTTGGCGCGAATCTCCAAGGCTTCTAAAGAGCCTTTCTCTTTTAAAGTAGGATATTAGGTCCTCAAAGTTGGGGTAGAACTTTGTCTCACCATTCTTTTGCACGGTGACATTGTGAAATCCCGTGGCTTCGGTCCGGATGGTCCCAGCGCCGATGATCGTGATCGGGCTGGTGATCTTGCCAAAGTGCGGGCAGTCCCCGCACTTGCCCCACAGCGAGTTAATTGCGTCACAGGTGCGCGGTCCCGAGGCTTCCAGCGCCTGGGTGATCTTTTGGTCGGTGGCGT